GCATGGGTTACAGCTCGCGAATGGTCTTGAGTTGCTCCGCCAGCCACGCGGCCGACCGCTGCTTGGCTTCGTCGATGGTCAGCCCCTGGGTGTGCAGCCAGCGGATCTGCTCCGGGTGAGCACTTGCGAACGCCTCGGGAGCCGCGTTGGCATCGCCACCGATCATGAGGATCCTTTCCGAGTCGGTGACCCGCTCGTAGGCGCTGAGGCGGGGACGGCCAATGTCGGCAATCGCCTGCGTGGCGGCGTAAAGCCGTCTCTGGGCCGTCGGGTCGAGGTCCGGGTAGGCCGCCGCATGGAGGGCAAACAGGCGGGTTTCACTGAGAGCTCTCCGGGAGTGGATGATGTGGGCCAGAACCTCGTCGGCAGGGGTGGCGAGAATCTCGCTCCGCTGCCAACCCGCCTGAATCAGGAGGGACTCCCACCCGGTGTGGGGGAGAGACTCGGCAATTGTGGGAGTGGCATCCCAACCGCCCCGAGAGTTTTCAGGACCAGTTGGGCCAGCAAGTTTTTTTCGGCTTCCACCAGCGTCTGGAACTCCGACACCGCGACGGCTGCATCCCGCAACCGGACCATGTCAATCGCGTCGAGTTTGTCGATGATCTCGGCCGACACCCCGCACGCTTTCACGAACTCGCCCGCCCACTGGTCCGACTCCTCCGCGACCATGCGGGCCAGCTCTGGCACGAGCTTCCAACCGAGCTGCACGGGGGACTCCCCACCAGGCAGGCTGGCGTTCTTGATCAGCTCCGCCAGACGGGATTCGAGAAACCGCAGCACCTGCGATTTCACGATCTTCCAGCCCGCCCACGAAATCCGCCGGACCAGGACCGATCCGGCGGAAGTTTCCACGATTCGCTCTCGCTCCGAACTCATTGCTCCTCACTCTCGCAAAACGGACACAGCGTCAGACGCCGCAACACCGTCGGGAATCGCTCCCTCGGTGACCACGGCCGGCGCGGGATGCAGATCGAACTCAGCCTCCAGGGCAGCCAGCAGCGTTTCGCCAGCCGCGACGGCCTCCTCCGAGTCCTGCCGGTCGATGGCCAGACACAACGCATTCCAGGGGAGCCGCACAGAGTCGTCAGGCTTGCCGCCGTGCTCTCGGCTCAGTTCGGCGTAGAGCAGCCGGGCCCGGTCCGTCACCCCCACGGTGAGGATGTCGTCGAGGGTCCCCAGCTCGGCGAAGAGGCGTCCCGCCCAAACACTCGATCGATTCATGTGCGACTCCCGGGAAGGTTCAGGTCAGGCGAATCACGGCAGCCGGATCTTGCCGATCAGCTCGCCGTCGGTGTTGCTCTCTTTCACCAGTGCGACCCACTCGCAGGCGAAGATGCGGTCGTTCTCAGGCTTGTGGTCGAGGGTGAACTCCCCGATGGGGGTCACTTTTTCGAAGAACGCCCCACGCCCCGCGTCCGCGGTCAGGAACGGCACGACATCCATCGTGGTCGTGGTGTAGATGTACCCGGCAGACCGACCGATCCCGATGTACCGCACCCCCGATCCCGAGCCTGTCGCGGCGGTGGCGTTGTTTCCGGGGTTGTAGACGATTGAGAGCGAGTCGGCCGCCCATTCCGCGATGGAGGTGTTCACCCGAACGTCGTCGCCGGTGTGGATCACCGCCACATTGCCGACGCCGAACTTGTCGACCATCCGCATGCGGTTCTTGGGGGACACCTTGATCGCAACCCCGTTCTCGGTGTGTGGAATTTCCGTCGCCCCGAGCAGGATCTTGGCGGGGCCGGAGGTGATGTTGTCGACGCTTTTGGGCATGGCTCGTTCTCCTGTCCCGTTTTGGGACAACTGGGGGACAGTGTTTCAACAGTGCCGAAACAGTGATGGCAGATCATAACGCCCGAACGGAACAGTTCCAGACCGTTTCCAGAACCGATGTCCGGCTCTGGTCTGCGGTGGGGAATGATGCCCCTTCGTTGGCATCCACCTGCATCAGGCTCTCGATCCGCATCGTGGCCCCCACCAGGGCGGTGGAGACCGTGCGGGGAATATCCAGGACGGACTGCAGCGCCGCTTCGATCGCACGGCACCGGTCAGTCTGCTGAGCCATGATGGTGATCCGCAGCGCCGGCCGGAATTTGCCCTGTCCATCAATCTGGATCTGCCGCCCCTCGGACATGATCCGAATGATGATCGCCGGCGCCACAATCCGCACATCGGCAGCCCCCTCCTGATACACGGCATCCGCTGCCGACAGCAGGGCCGTCACCCCCGCGTTGCCGACAATCGCCGTGCGGAGGGTCTGGTAGATCTCGGTGAGGTTCTGGGGTGGCATGTCAGTTCTTCGGGTCCGGGGGCTCGAGCGCCGCGTTGAATCGGTCTATCACCCACTGCCGGATCTTCATGAAGGCGGGCCGCAGGTAGGGCATCTGTTCCTGCACAGACGCGAACTGACCGCCTTTTGTTCGTCGACGCCCGCGCGAATCGATCATGGCGGATGTGGCGTCAGTGGCCTCAGCGTCCTTCGCTGGCCAATCGTGGATCGCCTGGGTGTCCGTGATGTCGGGGCGCAGCCCGAGTTCCTTCACGGCCCCTCCGGCAATCCACTTGGTGCCGAACTCGAGGTGTTTCGAGTACTCGACGTTGCTGCCGACCTCGGTGACGATCACCCCGTCACCGTCGATGTAGGTGTTGGTCCGCAGCGACGACCTGAGTCGCCCCTCATCGACCGGCACCCGCTTTTTCGCCTCGGCCACCCAGTACTGCCCCGCCTGCTTGTTGGCCACCAGAAACCGCTTCTGGGTCTCGGCCGACCAGAACTGCAGAGCCTCGGTGAAGGTCTTCATATCTCGGTCCAGGCCATTGAGAGTGACTTGCATGCTTCACGCTCCTGCCACGGGCCGGAAGCCCTTGAGATAGGCTGTCTTGTGGTTGAGCTTCCCCGACCGGTCGATCACCGCCTGCACGGTGTAGGTCGCCGCGCCGATGACCACCTGATCCGGGTGGATGCCGTCGTTCTGGCCCGGTTGGAGATCCGTGTCTGGCCCGACAAACAGCACCGCGTCGAACACGAAGTCGAGCCCCATCGCAGAGTTGGGAGCGCGGCCCGCCTTTGCCTGCAGCAGACACCGCACGCCGGTCTCCAGATCGGTGTACGTGACCGAGGGGATGCCGGTCGCCCCGACCGAGACCGATGCCCGGCGGATCGTGCAGGTCTGGGAGAGCAGGCTCTGGAGGCTCATACGACCACCTCACGATAGGCGTTGAGCAGTTGCCGCGCCCCCGCCATCATTTGGCCAGGCTCCCCGGTCAACAGGGTGTACGAGTACTCGCCGAGCGTCTCGGACTGCATCGGGAGACCGTTCCCCGCCTGGGCGATCATCTGGCCGACGATCATCGCCACCGCCTGAGACACATCGGCCGGGACTTGGGTGTATCCCGCGACGTACGTCACCTTGATGTTCCCCTGCCCCTGGGGCCAATTGGACAGGCCGGTGCCGTCCCACAGGGCGGAGAGCATCTTGAGGGTCCCGGGGTTCTTCTCGTTGGTCCCGGGAGCCATCAACGCCCAGTCCTGCCCCTGGGTGAGTGCGGTCGAGGCCGCGAACCCGCCAGCAGACTGGCCGTAGTACCCGACCGGGTCGACCCAGACCCCAGTCACCGAGACCACCGGACGATGCGAGAGGACCAGCGTCGGACGCCCCATGCCGTCGAAGTACTCGGTGTAGGTCGCCTGCAGCAGGTTCCGGTTGAGGTAGCGGGCGACCGTTGCCTCCGCCGCATCGAGCAGAGTCAGGAGCTTGTCATCTTCGCTGGTGTCGGTCACCGACTTCCCGAGAGCCAGCTTGAGCCGCGACAGAGTCGTGAGCCCCAGCTTGACTACCAGGAACGCATACTCGTCAGTCTTCTGGATCGGGTCACCAGCCGCATCCGTGCCGTAGACCGCAGTCACCCGCAGGAGGCGTTCCTCTGACCTCCGCCCCGAGCCGACCAGGGCGGTGTCGTCGAAGGTCAGGGTGATCGTGATCGAGGACGCCGCGGGAGTGACCGGAGTCGCCGCGCGGACCGTGGTCCCAGTCTCCACGTCGAGGATCGTGTAGGAGATCGACGTGGGGGCGACCGCGACCCCGGCTTCGTCCTTGAACGAGACCGGGATTCGGAAGCTGTCATTCTGGTTGACGGTCCACATGGGGAGATCCGATCAGGAAAACGTGATGGCGAGGTCGAGGGTCCAGGTCTGGCCGCTGGCCTTGGTCCCTTGGGAGCTGACCTTGCGGTTCAGCATGGTGCCGGCTGTCGAGGCGTTGAAAACAGCGAACTCATTCCACGCATGGTTGGCATCGCTCGAACCGAACGCCGCCCGGAACGTCACGGTCTGGCTGGAGCGCGCCGGGTAGCTCGCCGACATGGCCTTGCGCAGCTTGTTGGTGGTGGCCTGCAGA